TATGTTTAGACGCAAAAAAGTTGCACAGAATGGCATCGATTTATTTCGCCAGGAATACCCAAGTGAACCTGACGAAGCCTTTCTTACCACAGGGCGTCCTGTGTTCAATCCTGAGCAGCTTGCAGACAGTCTTAATAACACAAGAGACCTAGAAAACAGATTTGCCCTGGAAGGCGACGACTGGAACAACAATGCCCGTGGCGAATTGTTTACCTGGAGACCACATGTACCTGGTGAGCAGTATGTCATTGGTGCAGACGTGGCTATGGGTGTCCGTGGTGGTGACTACAGTGTTGCCCAGGTCCTGGACAGTAAAAAGCGCCAGGTAGCAACCTGGAGAGGCCACGCCCACCCAGATTACTTTGCTGAAGTTTTGTACAAGCTTGGTGAGTACTACAACGAAGCTCATATCTGTGTTGAGAACAACTCACACGGCATATTGACCTGTACACGTCTGGGTAAAGATATGGCTTACCCTAATTTTTATACTGAGGTTCAGCACGACAAGGTAACTGATAGAGAGACCGTAAAGCTTGGATTTTCTACAACCTCAAAAACCAAACCTTTGATTATCGACCAGCTCCGAGCGTCGATGAGAGAAGAACAAATTGAGCTAAATGACAAAGTGACTATACGCGAGATGATGACCTACATAGTCACCGAGTCAGGTGCTATGCAGGCAGAGTCTGGATGTTTTGACGACTGTGTCATGTCTCTGGCATTAGCTAACTACGTGCATCAAGGTGCGTGGGAACCTATTAACAGCACTGACCAATACTACATAGAGATGGTATGAACATGGCAAAAAAGGAATACAAAAAGCTCGACGATAACAGCATTGTCAACATAGTAGACCAGCAAGTGTCTTTATCTGTTGGCTATGCAGATTCAGAGCTTAGCTCAGAACGGGCTAAAATCATTGATTACTACAATGGTACGCTGCCCCGCCCAGCTCACGATGGTAATTCTAAGTATGTTTCTTTAGACGTCTACGATGCTGTTGAAAGTCTTAAAGCAGCCCTACTCGAAAGTTTTAGTAGCGGAAACAAGACCGTAAGATTTGCACCGCAGAATGAAGATGATGTCGAAAAAGCCAAAGTCTGCACAGAGTACACCGACTACGTTGTACACCGGCAAAACGACATGTTCTCTGTTATGTCCACAGCTATCCACGATGCACTTATTGCCAGGGCAGGCGTAGTAAAAGTATTTTGGGAAAACAGCACAGAGACTAGCTACGAAGAGTTTGAAGACATTACTGATTCTGAGCTAAACCTATTGTTAGCCCAGGACAACGTCGAGCTAGTAGAAAGTACAGCCGATGAGCTAGGGTTAAACTCAGGCACCATCGGAATTGAAAGTGACACTAGCCAGGTAGTTATTGAGAATGTAGCGCCTGAAGAATTTCTTATTGAGTCACAAGCCAAAAGCCTGGACGATGTAACTTTCTGTGCCCACCGGACCAAAAAGACATTGTCAGATTTACGTCTTGAAGGTTACTCCGAGAAGTTAATAGAAAAGATTGGTGACCACACAGATGTCGACCTAGAGACTGACCCTGAGGTACTAGCACGTTTTGACAATGTAGGTAATTTTAGAAACGCTAGCAAAGACCACCAGGACCAGGTCCGTAGTGTCATGGTTTACGAAGCATACATCATGATAGACGTCGAAGGCACTGGAGTCGCTGAGCTATATAAAGTTATTAAAGCAGGCAATGTACTTTTAGATAAAGAGAAAGTCATTAGGAAGCCATTTGTAACTTTTGTACCTCTACCAACACCGCACTCATTCTATGGTAATAACTTTGCTGACAAAGTAGTTGCTACACAGAATGCTAGAACAGTGTTAACCAGGTCTATCCTGGACCATGCAATGATTACAAATAACCCACGCTACACAGTAGTGAAAGGTGGTTTAACTAACCCCCGTGAGCTTATTGATAATCGTGTGGGAGGCATCGTAAACATATCAAGACCTGACGCCATTGCCCCGATGCCCCAGTCAAGTCTTAACCCGTTTATCTTCCAAACAATACAAATGCTGGACGAAGATAAAGAAGACACCACAGGTGTATCTAAAATATCACAGGGCCTAAACAAAGACGCCCTGAGCCAGCAAAATTCTGCTGCAATGGTCGAGCAATTAGCCACCATGTCACAGCAGCGTCAAAAGATTATCGCTAGAAACTTTGCTGTGCAGTTTGTTAAACCACTGTATAGCCTGGTGTATGAATTGGTCTGCGAGAATGAATCTCAAGAGCGTATTGTCGAGCTAAGCGGTTCTTACGTTGCATGCGACCCACGTAAGTGGCGAGAGAAACGTGATGTGGCCGTCGAGCTGCACCTGGGTTATGGAGAGCAAGAGAAAGAAGCTCAGAAGTACCTGGCGCTGCACACGCTTATGACGTCAGACCCAAACCTTTCCAAAATGTACCAGCAGCAAAACCAGTACGAGCTGGCCTCTAAAATCATGGAGCTTTCAGGCATTAAGGAAGTAGGTAACTACCTAACTAATCCACAAAGCCTGCCTGAAGAAGGACCAGACCCTGCAGTAGAAATGCAAATGCAGATGGCTCAAAAGCAGCTTGAGTTACAAGAGCGTCAAACTGCTCTGGCAGAAACTAAGGCACAAGTGGAAGCACAAATTAGTCAGATGAAGATTGAGCTAGAGAAAGCCAAAGTTGAAAACCAGCATGCAATACAGTCTGACAACTTAGACCTGAAAGAGGAGCAGCTGAGACATAAGAAACTAATCGACTCTGCCGAGCTTGTATTGGCTCAGCAGGCCGATGAGATAACGGCCATTGCATCACCGAATGGTTAAACCCCTGTCTTTTAAGGAGAGACAAATGACCGATGAAGAAAAAATGATTCACCTGGGCACCGCCTCTGAAGAAATACTACGGAGCGATTCCTTTAACACTGTGGTAAATACCCTGGTAGAAAACTCGTTTAATTCTTTTGTCAGCACTGCGCCTGACGAGACTGAGAAGAGAACGGCTGTTTATTATCAATATAGGGCACTGAGAGACGTCATCGATACTATGCATCAAATGGTGTCTGTCCGTGATGAAATCCGCAGTAAAACTGAGCAACAAGCAGAGGAGGAATAGACTATGTCTTTATTAGATAACGTCAATCAAAATTCCAACACTGAAGCAGCACATACTGTTGATGATGCTGCGGAAGCAATTCTTGGAAGTTGGGAGGACGCTGAAAAGCTATCCGAAGAAGACCAAGAGGCACCAGACGAAACTACTAGTGAGACTGAGGTAGAAGAGTCTGTCGAAACTGAAGATGAAGAAAACTTAGAATCTGACGAGGACGATGAGGACCCTGAACAAGATGATGAAAACCAAGACGAAGAAGAAGCCGACGATGAAGAAGACGACGACGATTCAGAAGAAGAAGAAACTGAAGAAGTCCAAGTCCTCGATGAAAACGCGCTGGTAGAAATCACAGTCGACGGTGAAGTCAAACAGGCATCCGTCAAAGACCTTAAAAGACTCTATGGCCAGGAAGCATCTTTAACTAGAAAGTCTCAAGAAATGGCATCTCAACGAAAGTTGGCAGATGAACAACTGCAAAAAGCCGATGCACAGCTACAAGCTTTATTAGGCCGAGCAGAAGAGCGTTACAAGCCGTATGCTGAAGTAGACATGTTAGTTGCGAGTAAGCAAATGTCTAATGATGACTTTACAGCTTTACGTGCTGAAGCTCGCCAGGCTGAAGAAGACCTAAAGTTTCTCAGGGAAGAAGCTGACCAATTCTACGGATATGTAAAACAGCAGCAGTCAAAGCAATTGCAGGAGCAAGCTAAAGACTGCGTAAAAGTCCTCCAGCAAGAAATACCTGACTGGAGTAATGCTCTTTACAACGACATCCGTACCTATGCTGTTTCACAAGGACTGCCTGAAGACCAGGTTAATCAATACGCAGACCCCAACGTCATTATGTTACTTAATAAGGCTCGTATGTTTGACCAGACTACTAAGGTGGCAACTGTGAAAAAAGCTAAGGCAGCTAAGAAGGTTTTACGAAGCAAGAAAGCGCCTCCAAATAATTCTGAACTGAAACGCCAAACTCAGCAGAAGAAGTTGGACCAGCTCAGAGCAAATAGCGGTGACCTGGACAATATTGCAGATGTGATTATGTCTAACTGGGATTGATGCCTATGTTTTTTAATCCTAATTCCATAAGGAAATAATTATGTCAGTATTACAGTCATATGCAACTGTGGGCCTTGCTGAAGACGTTAGTTCAGTAATTGCCAACGTGTCGCCTATATAACTTGGGCCGCTATAGAGTAATCTATAGTAGTAACTAGGTGAACTGCTGGAAAATCGTAGTAGCGTGGTAGCTGCCGACAATCAGCATCCAAGCCTCTGTTCTGGAGGAAGGTTCAACGACTATCCCGAAAGGGAGTACACTCAAGTGAGTGGAAGCGCCTAGCCCCTCTTTAATATAGAGAGGGTGAAGATATAGTCTGACCTGTATGGAAACATGCAGCGGTCCCTACAAGGGACGGGACAGGAATTAACGAGCCTGTCTGAACATAAGTGACATCAACACCATTTCAGTCACTCATCAAGAGTGAGAAAGTAAACGCACGTACCTTTGAGTGGTTAGAAGACTCAATTCGCAGTGCAGGCGTTAATGCATTAGTAGAAGGTGCAGACGCATCTACCACCGCAATCGCCCAGCCCACCTCTCGCAGCAATGTTACCCAGATTATCGGTGAAGCATTTAAAGTTGCTGCTACAGTTGACGCTGTGAAGACTCACGGTCGTGCGAAAGAAACTGCGTTAAAAATGGCATGCGCAGCCTAAATCATGTGAATTCAGGGAAAGCCTAAGTCTATCTAGATATGGTAATCCTGAGCCGAGCCCTAGTTCTTAGGGAAGGTGCAACGACTATCCTTTATGGAGTACACCCAAGTGGGTGGAAGCGCATGGCCCTGTTGTAAGACAGGTGATGATATAGTCTCATCTAGTGTGAAAGCATTAGCAGTCTTTAAGGATAAAGACGGTTCAAGAGTAACGACCTTGAGCGAAGACTGGCGAATGATGCCCTCGCCAAGACACTAAAAGCCATCAAGCTTGACGTAGAAAAAGCTATGGTTGGTGTCGACCAGGCAGCAGTTGCTGGCGGTGCTTCAACAGCCCGTAAAATGGCTTCTGTGTCTCAGCAGATTTCTACATCTGTTGACGCAGGTTCCAATTCAACTGATGCACTCACTGAAGCTAAGCTACTTGATTTGCACCAGACTTGTTATGAGAACGGCTCTGAGCCATCAATCCTCATGATTAAGCCTGCCGATGCAACTATCGTGGCTAACTTTGCTACCGCTGCTAACCGTGAGCGTGACTTTGGTTCTTCTAAGACCCTGGTCAATGCAATCGAAGTGCTGGTAACGCCTTAACTAAAGGGCCGCCTTGGAGTAATCCAGGGTAGTAACTAGGAGAATTGTCTGGGAACCCCTAACGTGTAATGACGAGGGCAATCAGCAGCCGAGCCTCATCTTATGAGGAAGGTTCAACGACTAGAGCGAAAGCTCGTAGGACCAAGCGGTCCGAAGCACCTAGCCCCTCCCAAGCGGAGGGTGAAGATATAGTCTGGTCTGCATTGAAAAATGTAGCGGTCCCCAAGGGGGGACGGGGTAGGAACTAGCGCACCTACTTGAACACATACGTTTGGTGAAGTACGCACCGTTATCAACCGAAACCAGCTGAGCACCCATGCTTTCCTCATCGACCCATCGATGTTTAAGCAGGCTACTCTGCGCCCGTTCACTCGCACTTTGCTAGCTAAGAACGGCGATGCCGACACTCACTTTGTTGTGGGCGAGGTGTCTGTCAAGCACAGCAACTTCAGCGACAGCGGAATGATTACTGGATTGTCTTAATCTAGTAGTCGACTAATTGCCTGCTCAGCAGCCGTCTAGTTGCTGGGTAGGTAGTCCAACTGTGGGTGGAGTTGCGGAATGAAGGTTTCCGCTCTCCTTACTTTGTTCCGTGGCTTCACTCGCACTTTATCTAAGGAGACCCCATGTCTAATCAAGACACTCAAATGCACACTGTGCAAAGCAATATTCTGCAAGACAATGACCACCAGAATTTCAATATCAAACAGACTCAGCATGTACCTCAGTCTTTTATAGATGACATCAGGAAGCAGCGAGAGAACTCATTAGGCCTAGCTGAAGGTGAATATATGAGTGTTGCTAGGGTCCCTGTCCTGGTCCACGAAAAGTGGCTAAGGGAAGGATTCGACATGATGAAAGAGCCAGCTTACGCCATTGTCGCCAGGTTAAAACAAGAGAACCTGGATGCATTCTTAACAACTAAGAAACAGGTATAACCTATGAACTATGGAAGTATCCGTACCCACTTTAAAGCACTGCTAAATCGCAGCGATATTACTGACGCTCTTGCAGATACTTTCATCGACCAGGGTATCGCAAGAATACAGCGGTCACTTAGAGTGCCATCGATGGAGAAGCAGTATAACTACAGTATAGTCGCGGCAACTACTGCAATCACATTGCCTAATGATTTCTTGGAATCTATTTCTCTTTATTACGATGGTCACCAGCTGACCAAAGTAACACTGCAAGCAATACTTGAGAGACAAAAGACAGGCGAGCAGGGTCAGCCGCATTACTTCTGTCGCCAGGGGGGTAGCTACCTGCTCAGTCCTGCGCCATCTACTGGCACGGTAACCCTTGATTACTATTCTCAGTTTCCTGCAATGACTTCTGATACCGACACCAACTTTTTAACTCTAGCGGCCAGTGACCTAATCATCTATGCCGCACTAACCTATGCAGCTGACTATTACATCGACGAAAGGTCACCTGTATTTGAAGGTAAGTTCACTCAGTTTATGGCTGAGATTCAGGAGCAAAGCAATGACGCTGAGTTGTCTGGAAATATGCAATCTATAAGCCCCGCCTATCAATTATAAACTGGAGCAACAATGGCTACTTCTTCTTTTTACTCTAGTACTGGACCTAACGCAGAGGACGCAACCGCACTAGAAGGCTACAAGACACAGGCGGCTGCCTCAGCTGATGCCGCAGCAACTTCAGCCACCGATGCCGCATCCTCAGCGTCATCATTAGGTAGCGCAGTATCGTCTGCTCAGAATGCTCAAGCAGCCTCTGAGGCAGCTAGGGAT